GTATTTTTTCAAATTTCTCTGTTAATTCCATTAAATCATTAATAGTAAATACATCATTATTTTTAGATTGATCTGTATTTGTTTGGTCATTCTTCATCATACATTACACTTCCAATATGTATGCCTTTTTGATCAAGGAAATCAGAGAATTTTAATCCATCACAAGAAGCATTTCTTATTCTTTTTGAATGCTATTCTTCTGCATATTCATCAATCTCTACATTTAAGCTTTTATACATGTTACAACTTATGACTCCACTGGAATCTGATCTTATAGTAATATCATTACACAAAGGTGTTTCAGGCAAACAACTAGGGTAAGGTGCATTAATACAATAATTAGCTGTTACAACATATGCCTCTCCAGAAGCTTTATGTTTTACTATAACACCAGGTTGAAGTGATGAAATGAATAGCTTCTTTTTCTGTTCAGTTTTGATAGAAGCTTTATGCTTCACATCATTAGAAACATCTTTCTTATCTTTTGCCATAAAGAATCTCCTGTAATTCTGAATCAGGTACTTCTCTGATTCCAAAAAAGTTAAGAATTTTCCAGTACCATGGTTTAGAATGATACATATAGAATTGTTGTTCTAATTTTATGTTCTTTTCTAATTGGTTTGTTCTTACCAAGTACTTATAGACTTCAAACCAACTTTCATCTTGAGTAAATGATTCACCACTATAACGTAAATATAAATCATGGAGAGCTTCTGGTAAATTACTCATAGTATTTGAATACCATCCTTTCTTTCTTACAGCTTTGACATTTCCCTTTTACAGCTGTACTCTGGTTAGGGGGAGTTATACCAAACAGAGCCTTAAAACAAGAATGACATATATGTTTCTCATCCTTCAAATTAAAGACTCTGTCAAAGGTCTTTCTATAGTTAGAATAATTAGAAGTTCTGTTTCTTGAACCTTTGCCGTTCATTTTATTTCCTTTACTTTTTTGAATCCATTTATTTCCATGGTACTGCAACACTTGTCATAAACTATTTGGAACTCCATAGCTTCTTTATACCAGTCTGATATAGATTTATAACCATGGTCTTGCCAACCTGATTCAAATTCTCCATCTTCCCATTTAGTCATAAGACAGTGTTCACAGAGAGTGGAAGTACCACCATCTGGCCATTCCATCTCTCTTGAAAAACTATGTTTACATTTTTCTTTTGCCATAATTATCTTACCCAATTGGAACAATCAGTACAAGATTGGCAATAATCAACATATTCACCTTTTTGATAACCAGGTCTGTTACCACAAGTGTAACACTTACACTCTATGAGAGCTGGCTTTTCATACTTTTTCCTTTTCTTTTTGAAACCAAACATAATTAGTCTCCTTGTATGGTTTTAATGATTCTGTGCATAATACCAATTATGATTCCTAATAGGAAAGCTCCTTGGTAGTATATAATTGCTAAAGCAATAGTGATAGCTATAGCATGTAGTATTAATTCTTGGTTCATATTTTATTACTTCCTTAAAGGTTATAATAATAATATAATAAATTTTTTATTGAAAAGGTAATAAAAATACTACATGGTTAATTATTAGATATAGCATGTATTTCATCAGTTTTCTGATTCAATTCTATATCTATTTTCAACTGCTCTAAAGCCATATCATTAGATTTCATCAATTCTCTACATATATCTTTGAGAACTGATGCTATAACTGTAAGAGCCAAGAATATTAGTATAAACACTGTTATTGATAGTATAGGAATCATTTTATTCCTTATGTTGAGTATAAGTAATACAATTCTTGTGATTTCAAATCTTTGAATTTCTTTAAATGTCTTATGGCAAATATTATGTTGAAATATACTATAGGATGATCACACTTTATAGTAGACAATAATCTGTCTTCTTCAAATATGTCAACTTTTAGTTCTTCTTTTACTGGTTTTATTTTCATCATCTTTCATTTTCTCCAATAAAGTTTTCCTTGCCCTATTACATTTAGTACAATTAGGTGCTATGCTACACAATTCTTTCAGCCATCTTTTGAAAGAATAAGGTTCTTCATGTTTCTTTAAAGATAGGGTACAATATTCTCTATATTGATCAAGAAAAGTCAACACACCTTATATCCTTTTCATAAAGTTCAATAGAATGGTTAGTTAAATTTTCTGCCAACTTGCGTAATCCAAATCTCATCTTGAAGAAATACCTTAAACCTTGAAATGGTATTTTCTTACCAATAGGAATAGGATCACCACAATGAGCATATCCACCATGAAGTCTTTTACCAAACCATTTAGGTGGTAAATTTGGAACCCAATCTCTTCTGTGGAATATTCTTCTGAAATTTGGTACACGTCTATTAAATGATCTAGCTCCAGCATCATTAAAAACAGCAGGGTTGCCAGATACTGAACCATATATATTATGTTTTAATTCAGGAAAATTATATTGTAAGTCTACAGCACAAAAGGTAGCTAACCCACCACCTAAAGAATGACCTACAACATATACATCAGGTTTCCTTAAGAAGTTTTGTGCAACAAAATCTGTTATTAAGTATCTGACTGATAAGTAACACTGGTATATTCCTCTATGTACTCTGATATCAGTATTTTTATTGCCATAAGGGTATATAGTGTGAAATGCATTGAAGTCATTAAACCAATCTTTTAATTGTTGACTTCCTCTGAATGATAAGAATATAGCATTTTCAGCAGGAGAGTATAGCATAAATAGTTGAGTATCAGTATCAACATTATCTATAAACTTAAATACAGTATTCCCCTTTCTGTATTTTTTTGCCAATTTTTTTTCAGTCCATCTTGCTTCTCTTGAAAGACTTAATGCTCTGAATGGATCAATTTGAGACATATTATTTTCCTTTCAACTTATCCATAGGTATATGGAAGTGAAAAAATTCTTTTGATAGAGATTCTATTTGTGTATCAATATACTTGATGAATTCTGAATTACCTTTGAAATACTTCCATCTTTCTAAAACTTTCATTTGCGAAGCTTTATTTTTGAATTTCATTTTATCAAAGCTTGAACCTCCACCCCTTGGAGATGTAACATTAATACCTTGATCAAATGAAGGTAGTTTAAGTTGAACTGCTAAATGCATTCTATAATATTCTTGCTTAAACCAATCATTATAGTTTACAGCAAGTATTTTATTTCTTTGTTTTAAGTTATTGCCCTTTAAGAAGTTAATCTGTTTCTTCCAAAGCTTTATTCTGTTGGGTAATCTTTTAGCTGGCCCACCACCAGTTTTTAGAGAGGATGCAATCCAATTATATGGGTCACGTACTACCAACATAATGTGTACACTATTGTAAGGTCTGAATATAGAGAATTTAGCAAAATTGTAAGTATCAAGATGTTTAACATCAAAATCCTCAATATTGTAAATATCTATTTCAGTTTCTCCTTCTCCTACAGTAACAAATTGATTATTTTCATTAGGATAAGTAGGTAATAAAAATCCTTTGTTCCAACCTTTTCCACAATCATTGTGGAGCATAGAAGCTTTAGGAAGCCAGTTATGTGCTATCCAGTAAGCTAAAGCATGGTGTCCTGATCTTTTCATACCTAAAATAATATATGCTCTTTTCATTTTAAACCTTTGCAATAGTTAAAGTATGTTGTTCACCTTTTACTGTATGAGTATGAGATTCAGAATACTTTATAATATAACCTACATCAGATAACATTTCTATATAATTTCCAGAAGTTCTACCTGTTACATGAGGTTTCTGAAAATCCATAGAGTTCTCATACATACATATTTCTTCTACTGATGGAACAAAATTATTCCATCCTTTCATTATTTTAAGACAGAGATCAGTATTACAGTGTTGGAGGACTGTGGCAGTAAATATTCTACCTATAGGACTCATAAAATGCTTGTTAATAAAAGGTTTCTCCATAAGATGGTAGAACATCTTATCAGGGTTATTCTTTTTAGCTATAACAAGAAGTTCTGCAGTCATATCTACACCAATATAGTTTTCAAAGCAATTAGCATACCTTCCTATACCACAACCATAATCCATAGTTAGATAAGGATGTTTGATATAGCTAAATAGAAAATTGGTTCTTTCTTTGTAGAATAGGTCTTGGTTTACTTTACCTTGATCTCCATAACCTACAGCAGTTTCTTGAAGCTTTATAGCCCTTTCTTTCCAATATTTTTTTACATCTTTAGCTGGAAGCATTTTCTTGATACCCTTTTCTGAATTTTTTCTTACATTCAATACACAAGCTGAATTTTTTATGAGAAGGTCTTTTACCACATTGATAACAGATTCCCATTCTTTTGAGCCTTATAATTCTAAACTTTTGAGAAAGTTCTGTGTTTGTGAAATTCTCAAATTCTCCTTCTTCATCAAGCTCTCTGAATTTATCCCAATCTACTTTTGGGACATAAGCTTCTTTACACAATCTCATAAAGGCATTTCTATTTTTAGCCTTTTGCCAGAATGGATTGAATTTCCCAATTGGCATAACATCTCCTTTAATAAATATCCATTAGCTTCATTCTTAATAAAGAAGGTGTTTCAAACATGTGACACAAATACTGCCACTTATCTATATCACCTTTTTTATAAACAATCTCTTCATAATCAATGTCAGTTTTCAGCTTCACAAGCTTCTTATTCAGCTTCAAAAGCTTAAGATTGTGAGGTTGAATTAACTTTTTCACACTAGGACAATCTATGCCATATATTTTTACAAGCTTGTAAAAATAGCTTTCAAGAGTACCATCACACTTTTTAAAAGCCTTTAAAGTACGTTTGAATTGGTAATTTTTAACTCCTTTGACATTGTCTCCAGAGTCTCCCCTAATAAGTTTGTGTAGAACTACCTTCTTGAATTTCTTGGTATCAAACTTCTTTAACAACATCTCTTCAGTAGGATGTTCTCCATCTCCACCAAGATATATTTTCAAGTTAGGGTACTTATCTAAAAGTTGCCACATATCTCTATCTGAAGAATAGAGGATGATATTTCTGTGTGAATTTTCTCTAATAAATGAAGCCAAAACATCATCAGCTTCTTCACCTTCTTTGAAGATGTTTCTATGTGGAACACAAGACATAAATTCTCTACAAATTTCTACAGGGTTATAATCTAGGTCTTTGGATTTTCTGTTACCCTTGTAGTAAATAATAGGGTGGTTGTTATCTATATACTCTTTGAAACAATCTTGGTTTTTAGAGTATAAGAGTCTCTTTCTTTCAGGAGTCCTATCTTCACAAATAACTAACTCTGGTAAGCCACCAATTTCTTTAGCTCTGTTAATAGCATGTAATAAAGTTTTAGTTAGCCCAATAATAGAACCTGTATGTATTCCATCAGAATTAGGAGACATTTTCCTTTCTGTAGCATGATGATTTCTCCACACCTGATTATTAAAATCTATTAGGATGATTGTATCACTAAATTTACTTGATAACCTTCTTTTCACTAAAACTCCTTTAGGCTTTAGGAGTAATATAATTAAAATTTTATTGGCAAGGTAAATAAAAATTTATAAACTATCATGTAGGTATAGACTTGCTAATGGTTTTAATATATATTAAACTTAAGGGAGATAGAATTATGATGATTAGAAATAACAATGAAAAGAAGTATGTGAAAGGGATTTCAGGGAGATTTTCCCTAAAAGTAAATAAAACCTTCTTTTTCTTTGGGATTATTTTTTTTCCCCTTAAGGGGAAAAAAATAATTCTTTCTTTTTAAGATTCTAAGTCTCTTACTTTTAATCTCTGGTATTACCGTAGTTGAGTTGGGAGTCAACCTGTGTTACCTAAAAAGCTTCAAATCAAGAAGATTCTTGAAGAACCTAAAATTGATAAGATGGATAATAAGATCATTACCCCAGAGTATGATCCTGAAGAAACTATTTGCTGTATATGTGAACAGAAATTATCTGGTAATAAATTTAATGGGGCTTATGTGGTACTTTTCAAAAGAGAAAAGGTTATCAAGCCTATTGATGGTAAATGCCTTAATGCTATGGGATTGTCTAATGAGTTGATATACTCTGAATCTATGAAAGTATACCACAAAAGAAGGAAGGTTGGATTTTACAAAGATTGGAAAGTACATGAAAAGGATTAAAGATGTTCTTGACAAAGAAATAGTTGATGGGTGTGTCAATTGGGAGAAGCTTGAAAAGAAAATTGATGTAGCTTTGAATGCAGTAGATAATAATTTTAATGTGGTGAGAGAAGATGGTAAATCTAAACCACTTAAAACTGAAGATGCTTTAACCTTCAAAGTGAAAAGAAAAGATGGAGAATTTTGTTACAAAGTTATCTCACCTAGAACTGTGTCTGGAGTTTTATTTTGTTCTGGGATACAGATAGGTGTTTATGAAGCAGTAACCGGAAAACCAGTATTCCCTTTCTCACCAAGGATGTTTTGATGCAAAAAGTAGATGATGTGTTCAGATCAGAGAGATCAGTTAAAGCTAGAGGCAAATCTGTACAGGAAACTGCTTTAGACACTCTATTTGATGAAATGGAGGAAATAGCTAAAACCAGATCAGAGAAGTTAAGGGAGGAACATGATAAGGAAGATTTCACAGAGGACTTTCCTACAGGCTTCAAACCTTATAATGAAATCTGGAGGTATGAACCAGTTGACACAAGATACTTTTTCAAGAATATGTTTGGTGAGGAATGTACTCCAAAACAACAAGAAGCTATGGATGTTATTTGCGGAATAGACCCTTTTGAGTTTACTGATTTGGATTGGGAGGAAGCTGTATTGATGTGGGGTAAGGGTTCTGGTAAGGATTCTACTATTGCAAAATGTTTTGCATATCAAAATTATAAATTAGCTTGTATGGTTGATCCACAAGGTTATCTTGGGTTAGGTATAGGCTCACCTATAGCCTTTGTGAATGTAGCTTATAACTCTAACAAAGCTAAAAATATTTTCTTAAAGTATTTAGCTACTTTCATTAAACAGGTTACTGATCCAGATACTGGATACCCTTGGTTTTCTACCAAGAACTTTTATTTTGACAGAGGTACACGTAAATTTAAATATATGGATTTGAGAGAGAGGGATGGAGACATAAAGCAAAAGGAAATTGATTTCCACAGAGGAATTAAGTGTCACTCCCTAACTTCTGAAAAGTTTACTGGTGAAGGTCTTACTATGGTTTTGGCTGTTATGGATGAAGTAGGAGCTATGAGAGCAGATAGAGTGTTTGGAGCTAAAACTGATAAGAATGATGATAAGTTAGTTGGGCAATATGACTCTTTAGGTACATCAGTAAGACGTTCAACTAAATTTGGTAAGTTGATGTGTATCTCATATAAGTATGGTACAAACTGTCCTATGTCTATGTTAGTTAAATTGTGTCAGAAGAATCCTAAATCTTTTGTGAGACAATATTCTGTATATGAGGTGAGAACTGATAAAGATGAAAAAGAGTTAAGGGAGAGGTTCACTAAAGACTATGAAAAAGACCCTGAAAAAGCCAAGATGGTTTATGAGTGTAAGAATCCAAATTATGAAAAGTCTACTTTGTATGCTAATCCATTTATCATCCAAAATAGTATTGATTCAGAGGAAAAATATGCAGTTAATCCGGTTATTGGCGGCAAAGCTATCATTGATGACATTTCAAAACCAATAGATGATTTATTAGAGCCATGGTTTAGAGGTAATGATGAATATTATTATGCTATGCATTTGGACTTGGCTTCTGGTAGAGTATGGAATGGAGATGATGCAATAGGATTAGCTATGGGCCATGTAGAGAAGATGAGAGTAAGATATGATAAGGCTTGGGTTGAGTTTTACAAAAAAGAGTATGGCATAGATTTATCACAATATCAAGGTCAGTTAAGATTTGGTGTTGTGATGGATTTAATGTTACAGATTATTTGCACTAGGGAAGCTAAAGAGGTTAGGATTGCAGATGTAAGAAAGTTTGCAATAGCCTTACAGGAGAGAAGGGATTTTGGCTTAATTAAAGTTACTGCAGATAGATGGGGAAGTATAGAGACTGTTCAGGAATTTAATAGACACAATATTGAATCTGAACAGTTCTCTGTGGATAGGAGTAAGACACCATATTATACTATGAAAGATTATCAGCAACAGGGAATATGGAGAACTTATGATCATATGGTATTTAAGAGAGAGGCAAGGGAAGTATTAGACTTACCTAATAAGATTGATCATCCAGATATATCTACTCAAAGGTTTGAAGAAGAAGGTGTTGACCATGGTAGTAAGGATGTATTAGATAGTTGCGCAGGAGTAACTCAAACTTTAGTAACTGAATTAGTTGAAGGAGGTGACATTTATTTTGGATAAGGACATAGCTTTGGATAATGAAGGTAATGAAGTTGATATGGAAACTAAAAGTATTGAAATTAAAGGTGAAGTATCTGATCCATTAGAAAATTTGTTGGAAAAGAATAAGAAAGCTGATGAGAAGCAGAAAAAATTTGAAGAAGAACAAAAGAGATTTGAAGCAGATAAAAAGAAGCAGTTGAGAAAAGAGAAGGTTAAAGCATTTTGGCAAAATTTGGCCAGAATTATAGAACCAGATTTTTATGCAGGTTTGATTCAAAATCTGGAAAATCTATTATTTGTGATTTTTGTTGATACAATTTTACTATCAATCCTTTTTTCTTGTGTGTATGCTTTATATATTATATTTAGTTTTGATGACATAAGTAATATATATACTGGTATTTTTAAAGTTGTTGGATCTTTGTTGGTAGCTATTGTTGGTATAATCATTCAGATAAATTTGAATCAAAGTAAATCTAAAAGTGGAGAATAATCATGATAGGTACTTCAAAAATGTTTGGTAAGATTTCTGGAGCTAATTTTGGGAAAGCTCTGAAAGGTAAGGTAAGATATAGTGATAACATGCGTGGTGGAGATGAAGAAAAGGCTTCTGCTGATGTAACTGATATAAATGTTTCCAGAGATTTCATGACAAGAGCTTATGAAGTAAATGAGTGGATTAGAGCTATTGTTGACTTAACTATTGAGAGAGCTTGCCAAGTTGAAGTATTCCCTATGCCCATTAATTTTTCTCTTGATTCTAAAAAGATTCCTGATTCAACTAAAAGACACATGGAGACTGTAGCACATTTTATGCTCAAACCTAATAGAGATGGTGAAAGTTTCTATGATTTGAGAAAGAAGGTCAAGAAAGACATTCTTATATATGATGAAGCTGGGATGCAAATAGTTAAAGACCCAAATTATGCAGGAGAAGATCAAAAGATTTCTTTATGGACTAATGTGTCAGGAGAGGAGCTGTTTGTTAATCCTAATAAAGATGGTACTTTGAGATCAACTAAAACTTATGTACAAATGAGGAACCAAAAAGTTATAGCTCATTTTAATAAGAATGACTTTATGAACTTCATCAAGAATAGAAGGGCAGGCTATGCAAATGGTCTATCTCCCATATCCTCTGTAGCTCTATCTATTCTTGGTGATTTTGAAATGATGAACTTTAATTATAAGTTCTTTGAGAATAATGCAAGACCTAATATTGGTTTTGTTTTTGAGAATTTAGGGTTTGGTAAAGGAAAGGGAGCTTTGGAAAAGGCTAAAACTTGGTATAAGAGAGAACACCAAGGTAAGCCTCATCTACCTTTATTTATGGGATCAGAAAAAGGCTCTGTAAAACTTATTGAATTAAAGAACACTCACAAAGATATGGAATTTACAAATTGGGAGCTTATTCTCTTAAGTAGGATAATGTCTGTATATGGTATGCAACCTATGGTTCTAGGAGTTTTAACAGATACTACAGGGAAGTTGAATTCAGAAGTTCAGACAGAACAGTTTAAGAGAAATGCAATAATCCCTTTGATGAAAATATTTCTCCACACTTTTAATGCTTCTCTAATTTGGAATGATGCAAATTTAAATTATGATGATATTTACCTTGATTCTACTAATTTGGATATAGATGATGAAAAGAAGCAAGGAGATATTGATAAGATTTATTTGGATCACGGAGTTATTACTATAAATCAAGTTAGGGCAAGATTGCAGATGCCTCCAGTAGATTGGGGAGATGAACCTTTTGTCCCTTTGAATTATGCTCCTTTATCTATTCTTGAAGAATTTCAAAGAGCTAAAATTGAAGCAGCATCTGCCAAGGATTCTGATGGATCTACAGATAATAATGCTACAATAGATCCAGAAGAAAGTAATAAATCTTATGTAAAGAAAAATTTTAAAGTTCCTACTGGTCTTGAAAAGATTGAACCTACTAAATTGAAAGAGATTGTTACAAAAATTGTTAGAGATATGGAATCTAAAACTTCTTACAGTTTTCCTACTGGCAGTAATAACATATTGAATTCAATTGGTAAATATGGTTTAAATAAAGAGGCAGTTTTATAATGATTTTATGGAAAGAGATAAAAGACATAGATTATCATAAGTATGGCTTTATAAAAGTTGATACAAATCATCTATTATTTTCTCCTAAAATTTTAAAGTTGGATAAAAAGAATAGGGAATTTGTTGAAAAGCATTTTTCTGATTTTTCTGATATATACTATAAGAGTATGCAACTTGATAGTTATGGAGATATTTGCAGAAAAAGAAAGTTATACAACTTTGTTAATTCTATATATGATCAGAATAGTGACTTGGCAAAATTAGTCATGGTCAAAGGTATTACTCATGGTATAAAAAATAATTTGAAAGAAGATGGGATAGTTGATAAGATTATCAGAGAAATTTTACCCAATTCAGGCTTTTTTAAGAAACTTGTTGATAGAAGATATATATGGGAAATTGATGAGAAAAAAAAGTTTCAAAAGGGTATAGGAAAAGCTTTTGTAATAACATATATTAATAATAACTTTAATAAAGATGAAACTTGGAAGTATATTAAAAAATTCTGTTACTTGAATAATGATAACATTTGGTGTTACAAAAATGAGAATAGTGAAAAGATCATTGAAAAAACTTTCTTCAATTATTTTAAAGATGGAGGGATAATAGTGAAAACTGTAAATATGCAAGAACCTACTCAATTTAATGCCTTTATAACTTTTGATAAGGTAGTGGATGAAGATGGTAATGATTATTTTTCTTTATCCAAAGAAGCAAGACAAGATAAATACCCTTTTATAAAAGGTGTAGCTTCAACCACTAAAATTGATAGAGAAGATGAAAGGTGCTCTAAAAGTTTTATTGGTAAAATGAAGAGAACTGCTAAAGGATTACCTATCCTTGATAATACTCATTATGCTTCTGGAGCTGAAGATACTATTGGTGTTATTACTAAAACTACAGGTGATGCTGAAACTTTTGAATTAGAAGCAAGATTGATGAAACCTGAAGATAGTAATGCAGTAGATTATATTATCAAACAAATGAAAACTGGCATACGTTATGGTTTCTCTATTGGTGGAAGAATCTCTAAAGTTTTTAGAGAGTTTAATGAGAAATTGAAAAAGGAAATTTGGGTTCTTGATGATGGAGAACTTTTCCATGTAGCACTTACTACCCAGCCAGCTAACCCTGAAACATTAGGAGTTGCTATAAGTAAGAGTTTAGGGAGTATTAAAAATACTTCTGGTAAGGTTTCTTACAACCACAATAGCAAGCTGGCAAAACAGTCTCCAAAGATTGAAGAAGTTAAAATTAAAGAATTGCCAAGAATGGCTTTTCCTATAGGGAGAGATAAAGAAGAAATTTATAAACAATATCCGCATCATTTTGTTAATGATAAAGGTGTGATGTATTTACATGAGGATTTAGTTATCAAATCTTATTCCGAAGCTGTCAATGATAACGCTCCTGAATGTGTGTTGAATCATTTGAGAACTCACCTTCAAGTTATTGGTTTATCCAAGAAGGTAGAGGAATTGAACAATTTGAGTGATACTGTTGAGAAAATAGGTATGGTAAAGGAAGTTACTGTTGAAGTTAGTGATGAGATTAATGAGTTTGTCAGTACCTTGAAAACAGTTACTGAAATGAAGGTTGATGTTGAATCAAAAAAGAAAATTCTTTCTAAAGTTGTTAAAGATGTGAGCACTAAATTAAGTAATGTTTTAAATCAACTCAAAGAGGAAGATTATGAATCCTGAAGAAATTGCTGCAATTCTTGAAAAAGCAGTTGAAGGTGCATTGAATGTTAAGAAACCTGAATCCAAAACTGATGATACAGTTATGGAAACTCTTGGTGGTATTGCAAAAGCTATTACTGCCATTAATGCAAAAGTAGAGAAACTTGAAAAGACCACTGTTAAGGAAGAACCTGAAACAGTAGAATCTTCAATTGAAAAATTAGCAAAGTCTGTACAAGCTATTGCTGATGAAGTAAAAGAAATTAAGAATCCTACTGCTGATGAAGACAAACCTTTGGATGTCAATAAAATGACTAAAAAGGATTGGGCAGAACTTATTAAAGGTGTTGTAAAACCTGAATCAAAAGGTGAAGGCGAAGAAGCTTCTCCTAAAGGCCAAGGCAAAGATAATCTTGATTCAGAGATTAAGAAAATTGCTGATGGTGGAGAAGGTGAAGTAGAAGTAGATATTTCAGATATTGAAGCAAAAGACCCTGCTGGTAATGAACGCTCTAATGAAGCCAGAAAAGGTATCAAAGCCCTTGATGACTATTTTGGTAAAGTTATTGGTTCTACTATGTCAGCAAAATTTGGTTCTAATGAAGTTAATGATGATGACGATGATGATGACGATGATGAATAATTTTGTGTAACCCACCCAAACAACTTGTGTTGCACTGAAATATAATGTTTATGGACTTTTAGGAGTTTGTGATGAAAATTAAAATTCGTAATATGAAAGACCTGAAGAAACTTATGAAAGCTGTTACCATAGGCGCAGGTCAGAGTGGCAATGTTGCCAATCCGTTTCTGCCTGCTCCATTAGCAGCAACTTTTATTGATATTGTTACTGAAAACAATTCTTTTAGAAAAGTTTTCCGTCCAATGCCAATGAATAGTAGAACAAGGACTATTCCTAAAATCTTAACAGGCACTACAGTTTTCTATCAGCCTTCAGAAGCAACTGAAGGTGAAGAAACTAGCTTCACTGCTAGCACAATTGAGCTGGTGGCAAAGAAGTTATTTGCTTGGATTGAGATTTCGGAAGAAACTTTTGAAGATGGTGTAACTGATATGTATTCTATGATCCGCATGCTTTTTGCACGTGGTATGGGAATTGCTGAAGAGCAAGCTTTCCTTACTGGTGACGTGGATCATACTCCTACTACTGCAGTTAAAGCTAGTGCAAGTGGTAACACCTGGTATACCAAAGATGCTCGTATGGCTTATGATGGTATTTTAACTATTGGCCGCGAATCTGGTACCCAGCAGACTGTTAATGGCGCTGCAACTGTTGATGTTTTTGGAGAAGGAATCTACCGTCTTGGTCTGTATGCAAAACAGACTGCCCAGCTTATCTCTTTTGTCAATCCGTGGACAGCCAATCAGCTTCTGCGTGATACTGATCTTAAGACTGTTGATAAATATGGGCCAAAAGCTACCTTGCTGACTGGTGAGATTGGTGAAATCTTTAACAAGTGGAAGATTATCAATTCTGATTATATTCCTAATGGGAAAGCTGTAACTACTCATCGTGATAATGTTGTTATTGGTGACCGCAGACGTATCAAGTTTGCTGAAGATCAGATTGTTAAAAATGACAGTGTGATCTGGGCTATCTCTGAACGTGTTGCTATGGAAGTTGAATATGATGAAGCTGTGCTTTATATGCATGGCCTCAGCAAGCCTTCTGCTTCTTAATAACTGATATAATATATGTTGATAATAAAGGAGTGACTAATGCTGTCACTCCTTTTTATTACTTTTTAAAGTTTAAAAGGAGTATTAATGATAAACAAGAACCAGCAAACTAGAAGAAATTTATCTGAACGTCAGAAGAAAAGGCGTCAGAGAAGATATGATGACCATTTAGGAAGTACTGATATAGTTAAAGTTGAAAATGCTGTTATAAAAGGTGATTATAGACAAGTATATACTTTTGGTGAAGATTCTAAAGTTTTTAAATCTGAAAAAAGATTTCTTTTTGATATATCTGAAAAAGATATTAACAACCTTGATCCAATACAGATGGCAAATATTATTAGTCATTCTAAATCCCCAGTATTTGATTTCTTCAAAAATAATGGAGTAGCTAGTTATCCAGTAAGACCTTGTAAGCCTCATATGCTTCATATAGGTATATGGATGAATAATGTTCCTCATTATTCTGGAGGTAGAGTACACATCCTACTTGCTGCTCATTTGTTAGCAGTTATGGGTCATAAAGTTACTATAGTAACTGATATTATGCCAAGGATGTTAAAGGATTTTCAATTCTTTGAAGTTGAAGATAGACTTGAATTTATAAGTGGAGAGATTTGTGAAAAATCTAACTGGTTGCTAAATAATGAATATAATAATATGAATATTGTAGTAGCTACTCCAAGGATTCTTGAAGCTTTTGCATATTCAAGGAAATGGAATCTTCCTTGTTATGGTTTACTTTTAGAATCTCCTAACTTTGTGAGTGAACATAGAGGTGGCCTTGATGGAACTGAATCTTATTGGAGAGAATATAAAACTTGTTTATTAAAGTATTGTGATAATATTATATCCAATCCTGGCCCAACTTTAGAAGCTGTAAAGAAATGGTTGGATGAAGCAGGGTTTCAAGGTAATTACCATGCTTTCCCTCCTGCTATTAATACTTATGCTGCAGACAAGGTTTTCTGTGAAGAAGGAAATGAAGTAACTTTTATTGGTAGACATTTAGATTTTAAATGTCCTGATGATGTTATTAAAGCAGTTGGAAAAATTAAGAAAAGTATAAGGCCATCTATTAACTTTGTTGGTTCTCATAATACATCAGTAAGAGATAGACTTCAAACTTGTGCAGATCAAAATGGAGTAGTTATCAGATTTTATGCTGGTGTTAATGATTTTGAAAAGTATTATATAATTAAGAGGTCAAAATTGATTGTTATACCTTCAAGGTTTGAAGGTTTTGGAATGCCTCCAGCAGAAGCTTTATATTGTAAGAAACCTGTTGTGGTCTATGATCTTGAAATTACTAAATGGATATATGGAGATTCTGTTAATTATATAAAACCTGGTAATTTGAAATCTATGGCAAGTAAGATTGCTGAATTATGTATTGATAATGAAATGAGAGAAGAACAGGGAGAATACGGATACAATCAGATGTGGAGTCCTAAAAGTAATATTCCTTGTTTGCCATATAAAATTAAGAACCAAATGAGAAGTATATTTTACGGTAAGAGTTACCCTAGAATAACTGCAGGTATAATTGTTTTGAATGGTGTAGACACACTTAAACCTACTTTAGATAGTATATACCACTCTGTAGAAAAGATTGTGATTGTAGAGGGTGTTGTAGAAGATTATGCTGTAAACAATCCAAAGCTTATTACAAGTGATGGGCATTCTAAAGATGGTACTATAGAGTTTATTGAAAATTATCCTGATCCATTAAATAAAATTGAATTGGTTCAGATTGAAGATGTTTATAACAATAGACAAAATCATTGTTGGAAAAATAAAAATGAGATGCAGAATGCTATTGCATGTAGAATCAAAACTGAACTGTATCTTAAAGTAGATGCAGATGAAGTTTGGAAAGAATCTGATATTGAATATGTTAGAAGGTTATTTATTGAAAAGAAAGACCTTCAAGTTATCTATATGCAGAGATGGCATTTCTGGAAGAATTTGGAAACAGTAGCTACTGGTGGTCAGTGGGATTGTGCTGAAGCTAGAGCTTGGAGATGGAGAGAAGATTTTCACCATAATACTGAAATAAAAGGTGGATTCAATTTCTTTGTTGATAAAGATGGAGAGAAAGTTGCAGCACCTAAATATAAAGCCTTACAGCTTAATGTAAGAATGCATTATCATTTAGGGTATTGCAGAGATGATGAACATATAAAAGGTAAGATAAACTATTATGCAAATAGAGGTATTGAGCAGAATGTCAGAGATAA